GGGTTGAGGGTTTCGACGTTAAGGGGTGCGAGAAGTGCGACCGGAGCAGTAAGCTTCCTATGATAGAACGCAAGCGCAATGAAATAGAGCGGCTAATCAGTAAAGCGCAGCAAAGATTGAGCAGTTTAGGCAGCTGACACTTTGACCGTGCAGGAATTATCGCAATACACAGCTCTAACGGCGCGGCTTGAAATCGCTGAAAAACTCCTGCAGTCATTACAAGCAGCCGTTCGTCCCGAATCACAGGTCATCGCAGATATACCTTACTCTGCGGTTGTCAAAAGCAAGATCAGCGACCTCGCAGCTGAGATCAACGACCTGAAAGCACGGATCGAATATCTCAAACGTGAAATAAAACGAGAGGGGGAAAGGCTTAATGAGTTCATCGAGAGGATAGACAGCGAAAGCCTGAAAGCCGTATTCCGCTTGAAGTATGTCAGAAACTTGACATGGGCGCAGATAGCGGAAATCATAGGTTACACGGAGGCAAATACTAAAGCCAAAACATACAGATATATTCGTTCTTTTTCGTAGAAATAAAAAACATTTTGAAAGGAAAATATTATGAACTTAGCTGAAATTTTGGAGCAGCACAAAGCGTTTGACACTGGCGGTCTTCTGGCGGCATTGGCCGAGATTGAACAGATCAGCATCAACGCCGGAGAAGAGGTAAAGAAAGCAAGCTGCGCCTATTATGATAATGCCGACTTAAAAGCGGCGGCAATCAAAGGCAGAATTGCGATGCTGAACAAGCGGCGAGACGAATACCAAAAAGAAATTGACGCTCTAAAGAAGCCGCTTGTGTCGGCCACCGTCGACGGCGACAAGGCAGAACTTGACAGAATCAAGGCCCGCATGAAAGAGCTTGAAGCGGATAAAGCCCAAGCAATGACCGAAATCGAAATGCTTCAATCTGCATATGTAACCGGAGATGCGGAGCTTTATGAAGCCATAATGGCAAAGAATGACCATTATCAGGAAACTTTGTCACTGTACAGGGCCGCCAGAGAATTAGTCCACGAGCTTGCACGGGAAAAGGAGGAGGCTTTCAAAACAATCCGTGAGGAGACCGGTGGCCTGTATCATGGTCGATATGTGCAAGATTTTGAAAAACTCTACGGACATTACCATGCTGAAGAGAGAGCTAAGGCTGATGCCGCGTGGACCGAAAAAGAAGCAGAACGCAAGGCCGCAAAGGAAAAAGAACCGCGCGACCTACGCACTAATGTTTACAAAGTCGCTGGACACCTGGAGTCATTACACGACGATGAGCTAGACGAAGCACCGCAAGTCGCGGACGGCAATGTGCGTGTTAGGGACGCACTTACGAGGGTATTACGATGAACACTGAGAAAGAATTTACTCAGGCGGAGCTTGATATTATATTCAAAGATGATCCTGTATACCAAGAGGTACAACGCAAGCTTGCGTCCATGCGCGTCCGGGACCTGCTAGGCTCTAGCTCTGCGCATACATACACACCTGCTACAAGCGCCGCACCTGCACAGCGCGACCTATATGAGCAAGCCCGCGCGCAGGTTCGCCGCCTGCTTCACCCGGAGGAGTACCGCAGCGAGAATCAGCAGCAACCGGCCGCAGTCGCTGTGAGCGCAGCCGCGCAGCGTCAAGACCAGACTGCGATATCATCGCCGACGGTTCAGGAAGCACAAACGCGCCGGCATGTCCACCAACAGGCAAGCAGCATATATACAGCGTCAAGATATAGCAGCGAGCCCCACCTTGGCCGCAAGCCCGTCGCAGGCGATACCGTTGTGTTCACGGATTAGACTGCTGACATGGACACTGGCCGCTGTGGCGCGCACATCACGCCTGTAGCGCGTCTCAGCTATCCAGGGCAAATATCTCCCTATGTAGCAGCAACCAACGCAGCACACGCCGTTGCAACAGGCTCAGACGCAGCGAAAGCAATTGCCCGTCAGAAAAATAGGTTCTGCGAAGCGGGGGGTACCCTCCATGCGGGCTCGCCGACCCCGAAAAGCGTGCAGTCAGTGGAATTTTTTTCAGGTCATTTCGTTTCCTTTTTGGAGGATGCTATGGATATAGAACAAAACACCGAAGTAAACGCAACATCATTGGCGGTCGTATTGGGCGTCACGGCGCGACGTGTCCGCCAACTCGCTCAGGATGGGATTATATCGGCCAAGGGCAAAGGCAAATACAACCTGCCTGACGCGGTACAGCGCTACATGGCGTTTCGGGAGCGTGAAAAATCCATGACAAAGGCAGAGCTCGACAGGCAGGATGCGGAAGTCAGCATAAAAAAGGCGAAAGCAATCATGACAGTGCTGGAAGCAAAAGAGCTTCAAGGCAAAATGCACAGCTCAGATGATGTTTCCCTATTGACCGAAGATTTGATTTTCACGATACGCGGCATGCTAATGGCGGTGCCTGGTCGATTGGCTATTGACACCGCGAATGCAACCGACCCGAACGAAACTACCGAAATCCTCAGAAGCGAGATGTATAAAATCATGGAGGAGCTGTCAAGGTATGAATACGACGACAGCAAATACTTGGAGCTTGTAAGGGACCGGCTAAAGTGGGCTGACAATAATCAGAAGAACGGTGATGATGATGACTGAAACGAATCTGAGCAGCGCCGAAAGGGAAGCTATGCTCAGGTTTGGACGGGCGAAAGCGGTCTTTAGCAAATCCCTGAAGAAATTGAAGCCGCCTGAAAACCTAACGGTAACGCAATGGGCGGATAAACGCCGGCGCTTGTCTCCGGAGAGTTCGGCAGAACCCGGACCGTGGCGAACATCGCGCACTCCATATCTCCGCGAAATAATGGATGCTTTCTCTGACCCAAAAGTGAGGCGCATCGTTTTTGTATCATCCTCGCAGATTGGGAAATCGGAGTGTATAAACAATATCATCGGCTACATAATTGACGAGGATCCCGGGAGCATTCTATTTATTCATCCATACACGATAGACGCAAAAGAATATTCGTCGTTGCGGATAGCGCCAATGATACGTGACTCCCCTACCCTACGCGCTAAAGTGGCTCCTCCGAAAAGCAGGGATAGCGCAAATACAATCCTAAAGAAATCGTACCCTGGAGGGCTGCTGACGATGTGCGGGTCAACGGAGGCTCATGCCTTGGCATCGAAACCGATCCGTTACGTGTTAGGCGATGAGCGCGACCGTTGGGAGAATTCAGCCGGCAAAGAAGGGGATCCGTGGAAACTTGCCATGGCGCGGCAAATTACTTTCTACAATGCCAAGGCCGTAGAAGTGTCTACGCCGACTATTAAAAACGCAAGCGCAATCGAGTCTTCATACTTGGAGGGGACGATGGAGCGTTGGAATGTGGAGTGTCCGCACTGCGGGGGATATCACGACATAAAGTTTTCCGATATCCGATATGAATATGATATGGAGGTCATACGCGGGAAAGAGCATTATGCGGTGACAAAAATATGGTACGTTTGCTCTGGATGCGGGTGCATATCCACCGAACAGGAAATCAAAAAGCAACCCGCGAAGTGGGTACCCGAAAACCCGGGCGCTTATGAGCGGACAGGCATACGGTCATTTTGGCTTAATTCTTTTGTCAGTCCGTGGGCTACTTGGGAATCAACGATAATGGAATACCTTGAAGCTGTAGGCAGTGCCGCAAAGCTGCAGGTTGTGTATAATACCCGTTTCGGCCAGCTGTGGGAAAACCGAGGCAACCTTGAGGACGAGGAAAGCGTTATGGCGCGGCGTGAGGAATACAAGGCTGAGCTGCCTGACGGCGTACTGGTTTTGACCGCAGGCGTCGACACTCAGGACGACCGCATGGAATACGAAATCGTGGGGCATGGACATTTCGGCGAAACGTGGGGCATTGAAAAAGAAATTATCATAGGTCGGCCCGATGACCCCAAGACATGGGCGAAGTTGGACGAGGTCGTGTTCGACCGGATATTTCGCTTTGAGTCCGGGATGGGGCTGCGCGTATCTATTAGCTTTGTCGATGAGCAAGGCCACTTCACTCAGGACGTTCGACAGCAATGCCGGGCGCGACTGGGAAAGAAAGTTTTTGCCATTGCCGGAAGCAACAATTTTAACGCGCCATATACGGCGCCGCCTCGAAAACAGAAAATTGTCGTTAATAAAACCATTATAGGCACATGCTGGAGATATGACATCGGTGTAAGTGCCGGGAAGCAGATTATTATGGATAATCTACGTGTACAAACACATGGTTCTCGGTATTGCCATTTTCCGCTGCGCGATGATTACGGACATGCTTATTTTACAGGGCTTCTGTCTGAGCATCTTATTTATAACGAGAAGAAAAAACAGCCGTGGGAGTGGGTTAAGATACCCGGGCATGAACGCAACGAGGCGCTTGACTGTCGCAACTACGCGCTGGCGGCGTTTAAGGTGCTCCCAGCCGACCTTGACGCCATAGACAGGCGGCTAAAGGGAGCGCGTGGAGAAATCGCCCCTGATACGGTTGCAACGGCTCAAACGGGCAAAAAGAAGCCGCGTAGCGGCGGCAAAACCAATAAAGACAAGTTCTATGACGATTGGTAGGTGATATCATGGCAGGAAACTCACGCAATGCGCGTATCGCTGAAATCAAAGCGCGGCTTGCATTCTGGAAATCTGTGTTGAAAAAAACACGCGCGGCATACATCGCCTTGGTAGACGGCGGCGTGAAGAGCTATTCGTTTCCTGACCGAACGCTTACGAAGCTGGATGTGCCAGATTTGCTTAAGCAAATACTGGAAGCTGAGGAAAAGGTGGACGAACTCACGGCCCAGCTTATGGGGCAAAAGCCCCGCAAAGCTTTTGGCATAGTCCCGCGCGATTGGTAATATGGGTAATAGCCCGACTCTCTCAGGGGCTTTACTGCGGACGGCCCGGCGAAGTTAGGCTCCTTTCGTCGCCGGGGCGTCTATATTATTTGAGGAGGAAAAAACAAGATGGTTAGTTTAGTAAGCTCTGAGCAGAATAAATACAACGGCGTATTGACCATTGTTGAAGAGTACCGGGGATTTTCTACAGATACGAAACCTGTCCTTAAAAAAAGCCGCAATGGATCCACGTTCTTTGAAATGGACACAGGCGAGGCTTATATGTATGACGGCGATACGCTGACTTGGATATTATTGTAAAGGAGTTCAACCGCTATGGGATGGAATTATGACTTTGCAAGCTGGATACGGAAAAAGGCGCGGATTTATACCGACAGCGTTGTCTCTATAGGCGGCACTCTGACTGCCATTACCCGACAGCCGGATGGACATTTGACAATAACATATACGCCCACGACCGGTAGCCCGATTGTTTTTGACGCAGGTATTATTCCTGATGGTGAGACGCCCGAGTTCCGTGAGTATGGCGGATGGGTGCA